GCCCAAGCCGCCGCCAGCGAGGGCTGGCACAACCCGAATGGCTGCGAGATCTCGATGCACGCCTGACCCTCCCGGCTGCCGCTCCACGCGGGCGGCAGCAGGGAGCGCCAGGGTGGCGCGCCAGCAACAGGAGGACGACATGCCCGGCACCGGGATACATCTCAACCGAGGCGAGACGCTTAGCGTCCGCTGGATCTGGCCCGCCGACGAGGCGGTCGAGGCCGGCGCGCGGGAATACCTCGCGACAGCCATGATCATCCGCTGCGCCGAGACGCAGGTCACTTTGCATCTCGACGCCCCGGATGCCGAGCGGCTCGCGGCGATCATCACCGAGGCGGTCGCGCAACGCCGCGCCGATCTCGCCCGCGCGCGGGAGGCGATCAATGTCCAGCGTTGAGGAGTTCGACATTCGACTCAGCGAGGCCGAGGCGATCACCGCGTGCGGCGTCGCGGTCCTCAAGCTCTGCCGCCGGATCGTGCGCCTGGCGGACGAGACGCCGGGAGCGCCGCTGATCGATGCCGAGGTGCTGATGCGTCGCATCATGAGCGATGTTTCCGAGGTCATCACCGAGGAGACCAGCGCGCAGCTGGCCCGCATCGAGGAGGTGCGCGATGTTCAGAGCGATTGAGTTAGCCGCCGCCACGGCGGGCATCTGGACGGCGATGTGGGTGGGTCTGCTGTGGCTGACCTGACCCCGTGGGTGATGCTAGGCGTCATCTGCACCGGCCAGCACGGGATCGACCGCCACTGCGGTGGCCTCGAGATACCCGCTCAGACTAGGGCAGAGTGCCTCCAGCACGCGGCGACCATCCGGCAGATGTTGCCGGCGCATATCCGGCTCATCTGGCAGGAGTGTCAGAGCGAGCGCCAACAGGCCGCGCGGCGCGCGGCGCAGGGGCGAAAGGACTAAGACGGCGTCACCCGCCGTCGTTCATGTGGTGAGCGCGCCGGGCGGCTTCCCGGTATTTCAGATGGAGAAGCAGATGGAGCACAAGGCGGTCGTTACGACCATTGATCCGAGGACAGCGCGGTCGATGCTGGAACTAAACTTTTCGCTCCAGCGAAGCGTGTCCACTCATCACGTTCAATTTCTGCGAGACACGATGAAGGCCGGAGAGTTTGACGGCGGAGAGCCAATCCGCTTCGGCATGAGTCCCAATATGCCGTGGGTTCTGCTCAACGGACAGCACAGATTGCACGCTATCGCGAGCGGCGAAACGACCGTCGATATGGTCGTCGTGTATACCAAATGCCAATCCGCCGAAGATGTCGCGAGGGTCTATGCGCGCATCGATCGCGGAAGGCAAAGGAACATGGTTGACGCGATGAAGGCTCTCGGCCTTATCGCGCGCGATAATCAAATGTCTCAAACGGACCTGAAGGTCTTTTCTCAAGCCGCCGTCTTGCTTCGGATTGGTCTGCAATCAAGATCAATTGCCGGCAACAGTTATGACGGCAAGTCGGCTGAAGCGCGCCATGCAGAGATGGAAAAATGGCAGAAGCCAGCGCGGGAATACTTCGCCGCGATACATGGTTCGGCGGAAAAGACGCTGTTTGAGCGTCGGGAAGTCGCGGCAATCGGCATCGTAACGTTCGCTGATGCGCCGCACAGTGCCCCGGCGTTCTGGCATGAAGCGGCGAAAGACGACGGATTGAGGGCGAATGATCCGCGAAAGAAGATGCTCGAGGTTCTGCGACGCGCGCCAGTGTCGCGAAGCGGAATCGGCTACCTCGCCAATGCCGTCGCCGCCTGCTGGAACGCATACGTTGAGGGCCGCGACCTCTCCAAGGTCATCGTGCGAGATCCGCGCGCAGACATCACCCTGTTGAACACCCGCTATGCGAAGAGGTGATGACATGAAAAACGACGACATCGCCCGTTCCGGCCTGGCGTTTGGCTGGATCGAGGAGACCCGCCCGCGCAGCGGCGCGCGGCGGTACTGGGCTGCTATCGTCGTGCTGCTCGCGGCAGTCGTGGGGGCGGTGCTTATGGTGGGAGGGTTCCGATGACCACCGACACCACCACCCTCGCCGCCCGCCTCGCGCGGGCGGATGTGGGCGAGGAGTTCTGGGCGCGGGTGACCCCGCATTTCCGTCGCCACGCCATCGAGCGCTGGAAGGACAGCCTCGAGACCGTGCGGCGCGCGGGGCTGGCGGTCGTGGAAGCGGAGGATGGACGATGAGCGAGATCAAAACGTGGCAGCAGCGGTGCATGGAGCATCCCGATCACCGGACCGGCACGGTCTCGGACGAGATGATCTATGCCCGCATGTGCGAGGAAATTGAGGAGTTGCGTGCGGAGGTCGAGCGCCCTCGCGCCAAGCTGGCAGATCACGACCGCCGCGAGCGGATCGCGACTGCGTGTCTGGCGGGGCTGCTGGCGGACCCGACTATGAACGGCTTCGACTTGACGGACAAAGCCGTCAGGTTCGCAGACGCTCTCATCGCACAGCTCGACAAGGAGGCCACGCCATGAGCGAAGATATTTTGGAGCAACTGCGCGTCGAAGCCGGCGCCGAAATCGAGCGCCTCCGCGCCCGCGTCGAGGTGCTGGAGAGGGTCCGGGAGGCGGCAGAGGATGTGGCTTATAAATATGACCCGGATCGCGACATGGGCGCGATTGAAGCCTCAGTGCGGGCGCTGATCAAGACGCTGGAGGCCAAGCCATGAGCGACATTGTAAAGCGGCTGCGTGTTCCCGACGAGGAATGGATGCCGAAAGGGACGCGAGTCATCTTGATGTACAACAATACGCTGTACGAGCCGGACAACTTTTCCCTCTGGTACGGCAGCGCCATAAAGCTCGAAGCCGCCGCCGAGATCGAGCGGCTGCGCGCCCGCGTGGCGGTGATGGAAACTGCTCTGACCCGTTACGCCGAGGATGAATACAACGGCTATAATGCAACCGGAGCCTACGCCCGCGCCGCGCTGGAGGCCAAGCCATGACCCAGAACGTCGTCTCGATAGTGCTAATTGAAGGCGGTTACTGTGAAGGAAGAACCTGGACGTATGTTTACAAGGTCTTTGCTGATAGGGAGATGGCAGAGTCCTGCGCAAAAGAAATTGAGGATAACAAGTATAACAAGAAATTCGCCGGGATATGGATTGAGGAAGCCTGGGTGTCCGACGAGTATGTCTTGCACAGAGAGGCCAAGCCATGAGCGACAAAATCGCACGCGTCACGCCGCGCGAGATCGCGGAGATGCTCGTGAATGAGCAGGCGTATGCCGACACGCGCTTTGTCTTGGCGGCGGAACACGACGCCGAGATCGAGCGGCTGCGCGCCCGCGTGGCGGTGTTGAGCGACGCTTTGAGCGGCACGCATACTTGGCTGGGCGTCGCTATCCAATGCCCTGCCTTTCGCTGGGACGCGGACCAGAAACAAGCGGCTCAACACGATTACGACGACGCCCGCGCCGCGCTGGAGGTCAAGCCATGACCAAGAAAGTCGTTTGGTTGGTGTTCATCGAGGGATGCTTCATTGAAGGACATACCAGGAGGACGGTCTACAGGGTCTATGCTGACAGAAAGTTGGCAGAACAATGTCTCAAATACATCGCGGTCCAAAATCACGACAAGAAGTTCGACGGGATTTGGGTTAATGACGCCTGGATCTCAGACGAGTATGTCTTAGACGAGGAGGCCAAGCCATGACCCACCGCCCCGCCCCGCTCGTCATCCGCTGGTGGCTGCGCGCCACCGGCTACGCGGCGATCACGATGCCCTGGCGCATCGCGTATTACGCGACGTGGCCACCGGACCACGGGCTCGTCGCGCATGAGGAGGTCCACCTGGAGCAGATCGAGCGATATGGCGCGCTAGGCTTCACGGTGCGGTATCTCTGGTGGCTGGCGCGTTACGGATATTGGCGGCATCCGATGGAGATCGAGGCGCGCGACAAGTCGGGATACAGCTAGGCCGGATAACTCGCCCACGGCAGCTGAAAATGCGGCCCGTCGAAGAGGCTTCGCCAATCCCCGCCCCACTCAATCTGCACGCCCTCGACCGCCGCCGCCGCCTTCATTTCGGCGGCGAGCGTGCGGTATGCCGGCGCATCCCACCGCGCCTTCCCCTCGTCGTCCAGCACCGCGAGATCGACCGCGTGGCCGGTCAGATGACGCGAGCGCATGGTCTGCGATCTGCCCTCGCGCGCTAGCTGCGCCTGGCGTTCCATCGTTCGCATGCCCTCGGTGACGATGAAGCGCACCTTGCCCATCGACGCGCGCTCGACCACGCGGACGAGGTCAGGGTGAACGCCCTCTAGGCGCTTTCGGTCGCGCGGCGTCAGGCTCATTTCTTCAACGCCGAGACGACCTGCGGTGCGATCTTCTCGGCGGATCGGCCGATGACATAGCCGCCGAGGCCAAGCTGCACGATGTCCCAAAGCTTCAACACCTCGGCCTCCGAGATGCCTGGCGCCGAGAACCCGAGCCACCGCGCCACGATCAGCCCGCCGAATGTCAGCATAAGGATCGGACGCCAACACGCGGCCAAGAAGTGCTCGCTGCGCGCCTCGGCCAGCACAATCTCGCCCGCCGCGCGTTCAAGCTCGGCGCTGGACGCGAGCAGCTGCTTCGCGATCTCGGCCTCGGCCTGGGCGCGGGCGGATGCGTCGGGGATGAGATTGCCGAGGGCTTTGCCGAGGATTGGCACAAGCGCGGGAAGGAGGGCTGCGATCATGACTGGACCTGTTCTATGAGGAATGCATGTCGATGATGATGCGTCACCCGTTGCGCGGCGACGCGCCATCCATCAGGTATCGGTTCGCCGACGCGAAGCCACGCGACGACGACGACCGTCGGCGCGATACGCCGCCGGGTCGATGCAGAAGCCGAGCGGCCCGCGCTTTGGCTCGTAGGGTCGTCCTGGCGGGTCTGCGGATCGTAGCTCATGGATGCTGCCCTGCATCATCTCGCCCGTGTGCGCGGCGGCTTCTTGCCAGTCGGGGTCGTCGTATCCGGCTTTGCGTCGTGGCATGCTGCCGCCTCCCACCGCGCGCGCTTCCATTCCATGATCTCGACGGCTTCGGCCAGGTCGGCATAGCAATGCAGAGCCGCCGGTCCCTCGCGTGTCGGATCGACCACAATGCCAATCGTCGCGCCATGCTTCTGCGAGCCGAACTGGTGCTGGTCGGCGTAGCTGTCGAGGAACTTGTAGCCGCGCGCTCGCGCGAGCCAGAACGGACGCGATGACTTGTTTGCGTCCTCGCCATTGAACAGTTCCCAGTGGTGCTGGTGGCCCGCGACGTAGACGTCAGCATCTCCGCCGCTGAACTTGGCCGCGCGCATCGGGCCATGCAGCGGATTGTAGAGCGACGTCCCTTTGAAATCGTGCGCCGCCCAGATGCGGACGGCGTGGCCCGCTGGCGTCGCGACCTCGAACTGCGCAGACCAGTCCTCGAGCATGGCTCCACCGCGCGACATCCAGTCGAGCGGATCGCCCGTGCCGTGGCTGGAGGACCAGAGATCATGATTGCCCTTCACGATCACCAGCCACGGCACCGTCGAGAAGAACCACTGCGCGAGCTTCCAGCCCTGTGTGCGCGTCACCTCTTGCTCGGCGTAGAGGCGCTGCAAGCGGCCCGCCCAATTATTCACGACGTCGCCAAGACACACGCCGTGGACATGCGCGCGGCGCATCAGCTTGTGGTGCTGGCGCAGCAGCGCCCAGTTGGTGCCGGGATCATCGAGGTGCGGATCGCCTACCACCGCGAGGCAATACGGACCGTCGTCGTGCAGCGTGAAACGTGCCCAGGTCTTCGCGGCCTTGTGCTCGGCTCGGCGCTGGTAGTTCCGCTCCAGCTTCTCAATCAGCTCTTCGACCGGGACGTCTGCGTCTGGGATCGACGGCGGATCAAAGCGCGGCTTCGGCGGCGCATCGTTGGCGATTCGGTCGTCGGGCGACAGAGACCAGTCGATCTGCCGACCTGCTGCGGCCTCAATCTTTTCGATCGACGCCCTGTCCACGCTCTGCCTGAGCCCTAGCCGGTCCCACGCGATACGCGCGGCGGACCGAGTCCCTGGTCGCGACATCACGCCCATTGGGGTGCCGCCCTCGCGCAGCGCCTGCTCGATAGCGTCGATGCGGCGGTGGGCCTCGGCCCGCGAGATCGGCGGCGTCGGCATCAGCGCAGCGGCAGGAATGGTAGGAGCTTGACCAGGAGCGCCGTCACCGCGCCGGATGCCGCTCCGACCGCCACCAGCACCCGCCAGCCACCGCCCGCTGCGTCGAGCGCGCTTCGCACGGCCTTGAGGTCCGCGGCCATCGCCTCGACAGATTTGGTGAGCGCGGCGACCTCGGCTTCGAGGCGTCCAAAATCGCGCGGGTCGATGTGATCGCTCATGGCGTCACGTCTTGATGATCTTGTTAAGGATCAGCGTGGGCTGCGTGTTTTGGTGAGCGCCGCCGCCTCCCGTACTGTCGGTGTTTCCAATACTGCTGCCTCCCGTCGAGATGAGCCCTTCGGTTCCACCAGCTATGCCGCCACTATGCGTATGCGCCGGCATTTCTGCGGTGATCAGCGTGTGCGTCTGCGTGCCGCCGGACGCGCCGAGCGATGCGCCGTTGATACCACTCCCGCCCGTCGTCAAACGGCTTGCCGCCGTTCCATTCATGTCGTCTTTACCAGCAACGACACGGCCACGAAGGTCCGGCAGATTGAATGTTGTGCTGCCGTCGCCGACACCGAAGGTCGTCCCGATGGCGGTGAACAAGTCGGCGTAGGTTGTTCGACTGACAGCCTGGCCCGCGCAAAGCAACCATCCGCTCGGAGCGGATGATCCGGCGAAATCAACGACCGAGCCAGCTGGAATGAAAGTGACCGTTGAACGCTTCAATTTACTGCTGTCGCTTGCGTCGAGGATGAGGATCTGATCGCTGGTCGAGTAGGTCACCGACGCCGGGCTGATGTTCGTCAGCTTCGCGGGCGTCAGCGCGCGCGTGTCGTCGGTGCCGTTGTTGGCCTCTGTCTGCGTCGCGATCTCGATACGACCGGCGGCGCTTTCGGTGGCGTCCTCGACGCCGAGGTTGGTGCGCGCTGCTGCGGCTGTCGCCGCGCCCGTGCCGCCGTTTGCCAACGAGAGCGGGATCGACGCTGGCCCGCTGGTGATCGTGCTGAGATTGAGGTGGGTGAGCAAGTCATTGAACTTGTCCACCAGGTCCGCGAGATCGGGACGCGCGAGCTTCGGATCGTCCGTCGCGCTGTCGAGGTTCGCTTTTGAGGCGTTCGTCGGTAGCGTCATGCCTGTGGCCCTCGCAGCTCTACATCGATCGTTGCATTGGCAAGTGTACCAGAAGAATTGTACACTTTAAATTCAGCCGCTGGCTCAGAGTTGACGATCTGCGTTTTGCTTATCAACTCCCACGACCAGCCCGCGCCGACGTTCTGAAGCGCCAGGATACGGGCGGTCGAAATCGCCGCCAGCTGGCCCCTCGCACCGATCTTGAAATGCCCCGCCGCGACCGAAGAGAACCACGACGACGTCTCGGTCGCCGTGTTCACATCTTCATAGGTATCGGTGTAGCTGCTGGACGAGATGATCGTCGTCAGGCCAGACAGGACCGGCGTCGTGTCTGAGACGCTCGCGCGGATCTGGACGTAGCGCTTGCCCTCGACCAGCGCGAGCGCGACCCATGAGCCGGTGACGGTGCCATCGGCTTGAGTGCCCGTTTTCATCTCCAGCGTCACCGTGCCGTTGGCGATAGCAGTGACGAGCGGCGTGAAATTGACATCCGCCCCGAGATCGAGGACCGGCGTCTCGTAACGGATCGGGCTGTTGTTCGTCAGGATGTTGTCCCAGGTCGAAGGCAAGCTCGACCAGGCGCTCGGGAGGTTCGACCAGTTCTGGCTGCTGGTCGCGTGGAGCGCGTTATCGCGGTCGAGGAAGCACGACGTCTTCGTCCCCGGCCATGTCAGCGACTGCTCGATCCGCTGGAGCAGGACATCACGCAGCGGCGGATCACCGAGCACGGCGGACGCGATGAAGCGCGCGTCGGTGCTTTCGTTGCCCGAGCTATCCACGGTCTTGATCGCGAACCAGTACGTCCCCGAGGCCAAGTCCGCCGTCTCGTACGGCGATGAGATGAGCAGCCCTTCGTGCAGCGCCGTCATGCTCGACCAGTCGGTCGTCGATGAGGTCTTGTATCTGATCCGGTAGCCGCCGCCGCTGCGAACATCCGCCGGGAGGCTCGCGAGGCTCCAGGTGAAGCGCCGCGTTCCGTCCGCAATCCTGGCGACTTGAAACGTGTCGGGGCGAGGCGGCGGCGCGCTCTTGCCTTCGACAACGTGGCCGGTGACGGCGACCCAGCCCGAAACCACGCCGAGGCCCGAGATCGATCGGACGCGCACATCGTAGGCCGTGCCGTCCTCGACCGGCGCGACGTAGCCGACGGTGACCGACGCCGAGGACAGCACGCTGTCCCAGTCGGCCTCGGCGCTCTTCTTCCACGCGAGTTCGTAGTTCGCGACGCGCGCGTCGGACGGCGCGGTCCATGTCGCCTTGATGCGGCTGATCACCGAGCCTTCGGCCAGCTGGAGGATCTCGGCGTCGCCGCTCGCCAGGACCAGCGACGTCGGCGCGCTGACACTGAAGGGGTTCGGCAGATCCGTATCCGGCGCGGGATCGACTTCTTCCTCGTCGGTGCCCGCCGTCCAGTCGTAGATGGTCGAGGCGGTCTCGCGCAGATCGAGATCGACTCCGAGACTGCCGTCGCCATCGGCCACGAAGCGGAGGCCGGTGACCTCGAAAGGCTTCGCCGTCCAGCCCATGCGCGTGTTCGTGATACCGACGACATCGCCAGGCACAAGCCGATACGCGGTGAGCTTTGCCGCCAGCTGCACGCTGATCTGCTGCCGCGCCTTTCGCAATTCGATGCGCGCGATACGCTGCGCGGTCGCCGCTGAGGTGGTGAAGGCGAGATCGATGTCGCGCCAGAGCTTCTCGCCGCCGTCGTCGCTGACATAGGTCGCGCTCGTCACCGGCGGGAAATCGCTGGCTTGCCATTTGTTGTCCGGCGACACGAACGTGCCTTTGACCCCGTTGGCGAGATCGCGGCGGCTCAGTCGCGACGACACGCGGATCGGCCCGCGCAGATCAGCTTCGGTCAGCGTGATGGTCGGCGCGGTGTATGCGCCCGCGAAAATCGACCATGTCCCGCCGACCAGCGACGCGCGGCCAGCCATCGCGCCGGTCATCGATGCGATGATGTCACGCGGGCGCTGCGAGGTGTCGAACGTACCGTTCATCGTGTAGCGGTCTTCGGTTCCTCCCGCCGCGAGCGTGACGTTTTCGTCGCAGATATTCGCGGCGGCGATCAGGTCGGCTTCATCGATGCGCGTGGCGTAGTCCACGCCGAGACCGCGTATCGGATCGGTCAGGTAGTCGGCCAGGCAGAGCGCCGCATTCGCGCTCCATGCGGTCGTGCTGGTCCGAGGGTCGTAGACCTTCTTGCCCTTGACGATGGAGGTGATGTTCGGAATGCCGCTCGCAAACAGGTCGGAATTGTGCGTCAGCCGCACATAGATGCACGCGCGGCCACGTTGCCGGTGGTCGGCGGTCCACTTGTCGGACGCCTCGGTGATCAGGTCCGCGAAGGCTGTTTGCCCATCGGTGCCGAGCTTCTTCTGAACGCGGACGTATCCGGCGTATTTGCCCGTGGCTTCGCCCGCGCCGTCAAGCGGGACGACCTCGTCGTCGAAGTAGATGTCGCCGATCTCCTCGCACTCATGACCGGCAAGCGTGATGACGAGGTGGAGCTTCGCGTTGCTGTCGGTGGTGTGAAGGAACGTGATCGCACCGCCGGTCCGCACCTGGCCGTAGATCACGCGCCACGGTGTGATCGGCTCGCGCACGGTCTGCGTGCGCTGCGCGCCGGCAAAGGGGTCGGAGAGTTTCGGAAGCTTCGGGCGGAAGATCGATCCGGCAAGAGCGGAAATGGTGATTGAGGCGACGATGTTGACGGCAAACGCCACAACCGTCGCGACCGTTCCTGTCAGGCCGATTGCGGCGGCGACGGCGGCCCCAACAAACGGCATCAGACGCCCCAGGCAGCGACGATGCAGCGCGAAGGCATCATCAGTAGGCCCGACTGCGAAAGGCACGCCACACGCGCTCCTGCGACGATCCCGGTGGCCTCGGTCTCGCCGTAGTCAATCGTGACAAGCACGACATCGCCGCGCTTCGCCATCAGCGTGTTGTTCATCGCCGGGCCCAACGCCTTAGTCCACACCGCGCGCAGTCCGCCGCCGGACAGCGCGAGCATGGTGGCGCGCGCGCCTTCCTCGTCGGTGTATTGGCCGCGATAGAGCGCGACGGGATCGACGTCCGTCATTGCCAGCACGCAGTCGCCAGCGAAGAGACCGCAATCATGCACGCCCCACTGGAACGGCTTATCGCGCGCATCTTCCAGCGCGGCGGCGAGCCTCGACGGCCAATCTTCGCGGCGTGCGATCATCAGCGGCCCCATGTGATTTGCGCGTCCTGTAGGCTCGCAACATACGCGAAACCGAGGTCGCCGGGGTAATCTATCGCCTGATCCTCGGGCGTGTAGCGGCGTTCGCGGGCGCGCTCCAGGTCGATCAGTTCGCTCTCGTAGCTGATGGCGATGGTGGCGGTGTCTTCGCCATCCTCGATGGCTGGGACATCGAGGCGGCCCTCGAACTGTAGCACCGGGTCCGCCACGACCGAGCCGCCGGAGAAGAAGGCGAGATAGACGCGGCCGGTCTTGCCCGAGCGCGCGTCACCAAGCGCGGCGGCGAGCAGATCAGATGGCACGCCGGAGAGCGTCACCGTCAGGCCCGAGGCACGGATCTCGTTCGTCTCATCGATGGCCGAGATGCCGAGCAGCGTGCCGACACCGTTCCATGTTTTGCTGTCCCACGACAGGTTCCCGATGCCGCTCCAGAGCCGGACCCAGCCCGAGGCAAACTCGCCCTCGAACAAAATACCGACCTCGACAGACGCGGCCTGTAGCTGCGTGATGACGGATGCGGTGAGGTCGCGGGACATCAGATCGCCTCGACCGCGCCGAAGGCGAGCGTGTAGCGCAGCCCCGCGCCCTGAAGAGCCCAGCCCTGCGTGTTACTCGCGAGCCGAAACAACCCCTTGGCGGCGCTCGTCGTCACGACGGCGTTGTCGGCGGGGCTCTCGCGCAGACGCGGCCAGATATCGAGCGTGATCTCGCCGCTGCTCTCGGTCGCATCGACAAGCACCTTGTAGAGCCGATCACCGATCTGGAGGTAGTCGCCCGCCTTAACCGTCGCGCCCGCCGAGAAGCCATCGACCAGCAGCGTCTCGCCGGTCTGGCCCGCGCCCTTGACCAGAGGCGTTCCGGCCCATGTGCCACGCGGCGTCGCGCCGCCAGGATCGGCCAGGCGGAACGTGCCCCAGGCGCCGCGGAGCGAGGTCAGCGCAGCGATCCATTCCTCGGCCGCCGGACGTTCCATTTCGGC